ATCTACAACATAGCACGCGACCAGTAGGTTCTGGCAAACTCTAATTGCAGTTTCGCAATGATCGAAAGTGGCGATTGTGGGGTTAAGACAAACCCTACCAAATTGGTTTTCGAGCGAGATTATTTTATAACGCATACTTTCCCCCTAAAAGAACAATATGTCCATGAGTCGCCAAAACAATAGGCACCCACAGGCGGTGACGCACACTCCACACACTACCCCCACGAACATGATAATTAAATCACTCATTGGTTCTCCTGTAATTTCGCTGCCGCCGCCGCTTGGCTAAGTTGCTCCGACCGAATCGCCCCCGCCGCCGGCGCCGCCCCCGCCGCCGCCGCGGACGCCGCAAATCTTGCCGCCACCGCCGCAAAAGTCGCCGCCGCCGCCGCCGCCGCGGACGCCGCAAAAGCCGCCGCCGCCAACCGCCTTGCCGCCGCCGACGCCAACGACTCCACTGCCTCCGCCGCCAACCGAGCCTCATTCAATTCCTTGTCGGAGATTGCGCCTCGTGACCACGTACGCACCGCCTCTATGACGGCCCAGCTCCTGGGGTCCGGTTCACGTCCGGCTTTCCGCTCTCGATTAAGTGCCGCTTCGGCATACACGCAAGCCAACTCGCGTAGCTCGCGTGCCGGGATTACTTCCGGGTGCAACAGAACCCAGAGCTTGTCCGCGTCAGGGATCGGCAGGGTCAACAAATCGTCAACCGATAGGCTATCCCGACCTGCGAAGAGTTGCTCTATTTTTTTTAGTGAATAACACGGCCACCAACTCATCACGGTGTCTATTGTTATACTCATTGGTTTCTCTTTTTAGTTGTGGTTGTGGGACTAGAGTTTAGCGATTAGCTCACTGATCCTGTCAAGGCTGGTTTCTAGTCTGCGGATGAGATTTTCGCAGGCTGGCTTATCCAGCCCTTGCCATAGCCGGTATCCGTCGGCCAAGATCGAATAGCCGTTCTTATCGCATGTAACTTCATGCGTTGTTTGCTTCAAGGTGTACATGGTTCACCTGCCTTTCTATTAAATCATAACTCGCCGTTTCGGGTTGTCAAGTCAATATAATATATTGTTGAAAATAATTTTCGGATTTTTATTTGACAACGGGGTTTTTCGGGGTATGATTAAGAATGTCCCGACTGGTGTGGTGCAATTCAGGAGAGGCGAGTCAAGCAACTGACCGATAACAGCTGCCCACGATACCTCCTATCTTGGGTAATGACTCGGTAGCACGCTGGCCGTTGTGAATTGCGTCAGTAGGTCCGATTCCTACTCGGGGCTTTTGTAATTCGTTTGACAACGGAGTTTTTCGGGGTATGATTAAGTAATGTCCTGACCGGAGCAAAGAATGGCAACTTTCGTCGATTATTGCCCAGCGAATCCAGAGATAGTAATAACCAACCTAGACCAACTACCGAAAAGACTGGGGTGCAAGCTACTGCTTGCCGTAGAATCGCCATACCCCGGGGAATATGCTGCAAAGCGGTGGTTGCGTAAAATGCCAACAGCAACCGCTAGGTGCGAGGTGGTAATCAGATTTTAGGGTTAGCAAAGACTATCGTAGGGCAATCCGGGAGAAAAAAAATGAAAAAACACCAATGGATAAACGAACCGGCTATGGGCGACAAAGGAACCGAGAGGGTAAATCGTGCCGTTGCCAACAAACGAAACAAGAGGGAGCAATCTGCCGAACGTGCTCGTTTGGCCAAACACTCGCAAGGATGATGAGTGTCTCTTCCCCTCCCGCCCCAGCCGACCGCATACTATACGGCTGGGGCGGGTATCTTTCACTGGAGCGGAAATGAAAATCGCCTACAACACACAATGCAAACCGACGCGATATACAATGGAGTTGTCATCGTCGGAAACGTATAGCTGGACGCACCGAGATGGTTCGTTGTGGCCCGCATCACAATGCAGCGGAGTCCGCCTGCGGGTGAAAGTTGACAAAAATGGGTTGCATGATTATCATATTTGGGGACGTATGAGAGATATTGCAAGTACCGAACTAGAGGCAATTATAGCCGACCATCTTCCAGCTTGCCTACGGCACCTATGGCCAACGTGGGAGGACTAATAATGCACGCACTACGCTGTACCATCCTGCTGCCGCTTACGTTTAATGACGGCAAGCCATGCGGACGAGCACTAATTGATAGCTCCCTTGCGTCCATCATGGACGTGACCGGCGGCTACACGGACGAAGGGGTTTGCGTCGGTGCTTACCGCATGGATAATGGTAGCGTGGCCCACGATACGTGCCTGAAGATAATCGTGGTTTGCGACGAACGGCTTCTAGCGGGCCTACGCAAGCTAGCACGGAAGTTTGCAGGAGACTTCAAGCAAGAGTCTATTTACTTCGAGTACGCCCCCACTACTCTTGAGCTTATTCGGGCGGAATGACTTGACAACATGGGTTATCGTGGTATACTTAATATGTGAGTTCGATCCACAACACTATTTAAGGAGAACTATCTACACCACACAACAAATAGTCCGAACTCCCGTGGAGGATTACCCTGCCTTTTGCAGCGGGTTATCTTATTGTCAGTTGGTTTCGGTTATTGAAACTAACGACAAAGATCGAGCTGCACGCAAGGCGGCACTAAGAGAGCTACTCGCACGGCTGGAACCCAACTTCGGCTTTCGGCTATATTAGAGCAAGACATGGCGATACAGACGGTCAACACTAAGTTGCTGGCCGTCTGTTTTCACACACACACACACACACACAACCCGAAGGGAAACGTCATGCGTATAACTGTCAACAATAGAGAGCTAGCTACCATCCTCGCCGCCTTGTGCTATTGGAAACGTAAGGTTATCGGCGGACCAACTAAGTTGCAATGTTTTAGGGAGTATGACCTTGCCAGCGAAGGCGGACACCTGCAACCGCTATGCGACGAGGAAATTAATGATCTTTTCCGAAGGGTAAATGCCGTAGAGTAATTATCCGCCGGGCGATACAGGCGGTGGACACTGGGTTGTCTGCCGCCTGTTTTTTTACACCATAATACCATAGGGGAAATTATGTACAGAATGACCGACGAAGAATTAATCAATGCAATTGCTGCTTTGCGGATTAGCGGCGAACATACAAGCGGCGGCGATTCGCTGCTATTCGAGAAAGACCGCGGTTTACTTAATGGCTGGCAGCCTGATGAGGGTTGGCAATTTGACCTGGATGATGTCCGCGAGTTTATGACGATTTACCGCGACGAAGAAGAGCCGCTAAAGTTGGCCATTGCCTCGCTGGCTGGTCGGCTGTGGGAATTATGGGTGGCAAGCACACGGCCCGACTTGCCAATGTGTGCAATTCAGGATGTCTGCTTCCGTGCGGAGTAGCCGCCCGATAATCCAAAATGGCAGGTATCAAACGTCAAGGCAGGTCGCCGGAACGCTCAAATGACCCCTTGTTGCTCGTCGCCATTAGAGGGGTTTAGCGTGAGTCGGCTGTTTTCTACCACTAACGAGGTATGAGTAAGTGATTATGCTGCATGAACGAACATTTGACTACATGCGTGGCGACTGTATGTACTTCGCCGCGGCGTTGCACTATGCGTATGGTCTACCGATCTTTGCGGCCGTAAACCAGCTTCCATTGTGACTTACAGGAAAATAGCGAATATGTCGTGCGTGCCGGTTTGGATATGAGGTATAGAATGTCAAGGCTACTAGTCGGATCGCTCCAGTGAAGCGTATACGAGTTATGGGTTATGACGATTGCGATGGATATTAGTGATAGGTAGTATGTAGTGGTTATAGTGTAGTCATAGTGATAACATGGTGTGGTCTAAGTGACTACAACGATAGTGTAGTCAAGGTGACTACAGTGTGAAGGGCAGGCGGCTACACTCACGATCCTCTTGACCCCTATCCCCGCGACGTAAACACCTATGTAGTATGGTGTTACGTGTTATTGACGGCATGACGACTCGTCATAGGTCAACGCAAGTGCATAGTGCGTATAGACTTACGAAAAACACCCAGGGGGACCCAAAAACCCAAAAGTCGATTCCTGATTCGTCGGGGTGGGGCCTCCGCATTATACATAGCCCCAGCACTCCAACGATCCAAAATGCCAAATATCTTATGGGGGGGCCATGTCTAAGAAATGGACTCGTGTACCCACAGATTCGTGTACCTACCAAAAAAACCGTCTAGGAGACTTTTGTGAACTAGTTTTGGGGGGTGAGTTAAGAAATAGCCTCCGGGAAACGATCAACGGGAACCTACTGGTATAGTATAATAATAATAAAAATATATTATTTATACTACTACATAACTCCTTATTACTCTTACTCTTATAGATCGGGGGGTATGTGGACCCCAATTTCCCGGAAGTTCCTCGGTATGGGTACAGGAAGTCTGGGCATGGGTACATGACAATTTTATACTTATTTTAGGTTACTAGACACCCGGTACCTATAGGAAACCCCCCGATTTCCACCGTCGAGAGGGGGAATTTTCCATGTACCCAATTTTATAGTACCATTTGTGGGTACATATCATTTTTATATCCCCCGTTTGGTTTACGATTAGTCGATACCACCCGATAATCTAACCACCACGGATGAACTGCTGAGTGGACGATCCTTATTGCTAATGAGAATTATTACTGATAAGCCTTATACGCACGGCTCGATAATACGAAATTGGTTATTCGTAATACTCCCGAAGTCGGGAAGATTCCGCTTGACATTTTTTTATTGCTACGGTACAATATAGGCATGGACGAAATCGACAATAAATGCCGAGTGGTTGGATGTGAACGACGCGGAAAACTCGTTAGGGGTTTATGTTGTAGATGTTATCGTAGATTAAAGATGAGGGTTAATTGTGGACAAGATAAGTGGGGGGATTTCGATCAATGCACAATAGACACAGTATTACACAAGAACTCATTTAGGGTACTGTGTTATCATCGAAATAAGAGGGATGCAAAAAGAAATCGAAAAAATGAGCGCGCTATGATTGAGCGTATTGTGAGAAACCATCCTGATATGTCAATTAGAAATAAGGCTGAAGAATGGATCGAGAAACTTGTATCACAGTAAACTGCAATGAAAAAGTAGTAGCTCGTGGACTTTGTAAGAATTGTTATAATACAATTCGCAAGCGTGTTCAACGAGGATATACCACATGGGGTAAACTCATTGAAGATGGGGTATGTACTAAAGCACGAAAGACATTTACTGGGCTAACCACATCCGTGCGTAGACGCAATTCTTTGGGAGGTTCTGGAAGTAAAGTATTTCAGGAAGCAGAAAGGAATATGTATCAGTCTTGGAGGACGTTGTTGAGGGATGGCAGAATAGATCAAGCTACTTTTGATAAGTGGGTTTCTGACTACACTAAACAGCAGGAGAACTCCGATGAACGGCAAGGGGGACAAGAGACGACCGATGCAAATAAGCCGCAAGGAATTTGAGAAGAAATGGGATGATCTATTCGGAATAAAGGAAGAGAAACCGAAGAGAGAAGAAAAAAAGAAAAAGTATCCCCAGTAGTAGGTATTTACTATTCTCTTACTCGATGGTATAATAGATCAAGGAGGATACTATGCCCTTTCGTAGCGAACGTCAAAGGAAATATCTATGGATGAAACATCCCGATCTCGCCCGAGTATGGACGGATGAGTATGGTTCCAAGATTGTACCCCCTAAAAAATCATTCATTAAGAAAAAGAAATCCAAGAAATAATGGCCAAGCCTCGCAAATTCTCGCCAGAAGTGGAGAAGGAAATTGCGGATAAGGTTGCCGCTGGATACTCTCACTATGAATTGATGAAAGAGTATGAAACCTGCCGTCCGGTTATTGCTAGGATTGTTAGGGAATCTGGGGTTGCAAAAGGAAAGAAGCCTTCGCAAACCGGAAGGAGTATCACTGAATTTGCGAAGCGAGCTAAGTCGATTTTGTGGAGACAAGAGACGGGAAAAAATCATCCGTCTTTTGATAAATGGAAAGCAAGAGTAGAGGAACTTGAAGCTGGTTCTGGATACACTCATGCCCAATGCGTCGTGCAAGCCTCGAAAGATTTTCCGTGCCTCAATAGACTTTTCCGTGAGTATGACATGAAGGCTTACGATCCACACCCAGAGTCTCACCCGGAAATTAGACAATTTGAAACAGCGGATACAGCATTTAATGGTATCTTCTGCGAAGGAATTCAGCAAAGCTACCGCGATAGCCTGCGTTGGGCGATTGATGCGGCGGGGGCTTATCTTCGCACAGGAAAGCAACCCGTCAAGTGCCCATGTGACGCCGCTTTTTATCTCTATAAACAAGCCTGTGAAGAGCCTAAAGATTTTATGGGAAAGTTGGGACAAATTGAAGTCAGGGGAATAGGGGAGTCCGAGGAAGATAAGAATTTCAAAGCATCCAGTAACAAGTCCATCGCAGAGTTGGATGGCATGTTGGCGGAACTAATGTGGGAGGAAGAAGAGAATGAGGTGGACGAGGAGATCGAAGATTACATTCAACAAGAAACCCCGCCAGAAGAAGAAACCGAAGATTCTTGAGATCGTGTATACATGCGATCAGTGTGGGAAAAATCTAAGTGTTTCCAGAATCAGAAGCGAAGGATCATTTGTGTGTTCCGTGGGCAATGGCGAACCGTCATCTTGCGTTAATGGAGTTATAAAATTCTTCTGCTCTGAAGCATGTAAAAATGAAAATCTCAACTCCATTTGAATCTCGCGTGCCAACTAATATGTGCGAGAATCTAAGGTGGCGCGCGAAGATATTCCGCAAGGTGCGAGACGATCCGGGATATGCGGAGGTGATTAAAGAAATCTGTTCACGCGATCCGATTTTTTTTACTAATGGATTTGCGTGGACTCACGATCCTAGATCGGAACCATTTTCCAAGATTCCATTTATCCTGTATCCATATCAGAGAGATGCAATACTGGATATTATAAAGGCTCTTAATAGTCACGATCTATTGATAGAAAAAAGTCGTGATACCGGTGCATCATGGATTAACTGCACTGCAATATATTGGTGCTGGAATTTCCGCAGGGGAACAAACTTCCTGTTTGGTTCTCGCATCGAAGATGACGTAGATAAATCTGGGTATCCCAAGGCGTTATTCTACAAGATAGATTTTATCCTAGATAATCTTCCTATATGGATGAAGCCTATTGGATATAATAAAAACGAACATCGCCGTCATTTGCACATAGAGAACCCAGAGATGTATTCGTCAATTGATGGAGAAGCAACGACTACTGACTTTGCTCGCGGTGGGCGTTATACAGCAATACTTCTTGATGAATTCGCGTCGGTTCCAGATGGTAAAAAGATTCTGTCCGCAACTCGTGATGCTACGAAATGTAGGTTATTCAACTCCACTCCCAAGGGAACCGATAACGCATTTTATGATAGGTCATTAAATACCAAGAAGTTGCGTATTCATTGGTCGTCTCATCCCATAAAGGCAAAGGGATTGTACACCAAAATAAGTGGTGAATACAAGTACATAGATGTCGGATACTGGGACGAAATCGACAATAAGGAAACCGAGGCCAGAAGACTTGACCAAATCATACTGGATCGTGGAGTGGATTTGTCGGACGGTAAATATCGTTCGCCGTGGTATGCTGAGCAATGTGCCCGCGCAGATAGTTCCCAGGAGATCGCGCAGGAACTAGATATTGATTACCTCGGTTCTGGATTTCAATATTTCAACGCCCATTTGGTTAATGAAGCTATTAAAAAGCACGCAAGACTTGCTGCTGTTGTTGGTGATCTTGAATACGATGGTCAAACCGGCGATCCAATTAGATTCAGAGAGAGCGAAGACGGAAAACTTAGGCTGTGGTTTTTGTTGGATAAAGACGGTAAGCCGAGTATCGACCACAAGGTTGTTTTGGCGTGTGATATTTCCGCTGGAACGGGTGCATCTAATTCGTGCTGTGTAGGTTGGGATGACGTTACTCACGCCAAGATTCTTGAATATGTGAGTCCGAATATACGCCCAGAGGAGTTTGCTAAGCAGGTTGTGGCGATTGCCAAATGGATTGGTAATCCAATGATTATCTGGGAGAGTGGTGGTCCTGGTCGTCAATTTGGGAGTAGGGTCCACGAATTACATTATGGAAATGTGTACCTTCGCAAGAATGACGAATCAATTAAGTGTAAGGTATCAGACATTCCTGGCGTTGCCATGACGAAGGAAATTAAACTTGTAATTATGGGAAATTATCGTTCTGCCATCGAGGGTGGAAAGGCTATCAATACATCTCGTGAGGCGTTAGAAGAGTGTCTTGAATACGTGTTTAGTCAAGATGGCGGAATAGAACACGCCAGATCGAAGAGTAAGGTTGACCCATCTGGTGCTAAATTAAACCACGGTGATCGTGCTATAGCTGATGCGTTGGCATGGAAACTCATCAATGAAAAGGGATCGAATATCATAATGGTCTCCAGGGAGATTCCAGTTGGGTGCCTTAAATGGCGTCAGCAGATGAGAGAAAAGAAAAATAAGCGGTCCAATAGGGAACTTAGTAAGGGGTGGGCATGAATATATTTGCTATTTCGGATTTACATATCGGAGATGGGGGGCCGAGAGATAACTTCGAGTATCTCGAAAAGGAAAAAAAACTGTATGACTTTCTTGATTTTGTCCAAGATAACAACGGAAGCGTAATAATTTGCGGTGATCTGTTTGAGTTATGGCAATCAAATATCAGCAAGGTCTTAACCAAAAGAGTTAAGTTGCTTGATAGGTTGTCATCTATGGGGGCTACGTATATCCTCGGCAATCACGATTCGGATTTAATGCACTTCATTGGAGGTGGTTGGCTGCGTCACAAATTTTTCAGGATGATGTGTACGCAATGCAATGTGTACAGTAAATCTGGAAAACTCTACATATTTACTCATGGACATCAGGTCGATACATATTGTGCCAGCGAAACACCAGGACTCGGCCGTATAGCTGCTATTTATGCTGGTATTAAGGAAGATAGGAATGGCAGTCCGATAATTAACAAATACTCCACCATAGAACAAGACGCGAGTGCTAGATTAGGGCGTATCGTAAGAGCGTTTAACTTTCTACGGAGAAAACCAGACCGTAATGAATTGATGAATAAGGGTCTATTTGAATATAAGGGAGAGTGTGATGTTATCGTTTCTGGACACACACATGTTGCTGGAAGAATTAGAGATTGGCACTATAACTGCGGAACATGGGCGGAAGAAGTGGATAGTTTTGTCTACGTAGATGACTCCGGGATTTCTGGTGTTTACGACTGGGTTAATGGAAATCCTGTATCAAACAACAACGAATTGAAAATTTGCAAATAGTATAAGGAGAAAAATTGATGTCTGATTATTCTAGTTTGATTTCCGAAAAAGAATTTTCTAATCTCAAGCGCAGTATTGAGTGGTCTAATCAGCAGTTACGATTTCCACGTAAGGAGAGACTTGAGGCCATTAAACAAATGGTTGGAACTCACTACATGGAGAGGGGTAGCGATAAAATTATGCCATTGAATATGTCGAAATTGGCAGTCGATATTTACGGGAGATTTTTGATCCCAAACGCCCCTAGGGCGATGATTACCACTAGGCGTGATGACCTAAAGCCAACTGCCGCAAATTTTGAGCTTGCGATAAACCAAATTCCAGACGAGATTGATTTAGAAATGACGCTGAGAAAATTTGTAATCGAAGCTCTGTTTATGATGGGGACAGTTAAAGTCGGACTGTCTTACGAGACCGAGATTCAGGGACAACCTTATGGGGATAAATTTGTTGATCTAGTTACCCAGGATGACTATTTTTTTGATATGTCCGCCAAATCTATGGACCTTCGGCAATATCAAGGAAATGACTACTGGGTTGACCTGGATGAAGTGGAAGGTTGGGGATGGTCCAAGAAAGACCTGAAGGCTGATGAATTTACCACCACGGGTCCAGAGGGCGAGAGCCGAGCAGAAGGCATCTCTGTGGACTCATCTGCCAGCGTATTTAGGGAGCGAGTTTGGTTGAGGGATGTTTTTATTCCAAGTGATCGTTTAGTCATCACCTATGGAGTGAAGTCTGGGAATATTCTACATGTAGTGAAGTGGAGGGGACTGACCAACGGGCCGTATTACGATCTAGGTTTTTCTTACGTTCCAGGAAATCTCCTCCCACTTCCACCTGTATCTGTGTGGCGTGATTTGAATGAATTGAATAACGGACTATTAAGAAAGCTGGGAAGCCAAGCAGATTCCCAGAAGTCTGTCTTGGGGTTCAACTCTGGCGACGTGGAGGGCGTGGAGGCTTTTAAGCAGGCCAGGGATGGAGATGGAATCAGATACAACCAGTCTCCGCCTACCGAATTAACGACTGGTGGGGTTGATGCCCGCACACTGGCTTTTTTCCTGCAAGTCAAACAGTTGACCTCATATATCGCTGGGAATCTGGATAGTCTTGGTGGGTTGGCTCCGATGTCGCAAACTATCGGACAGGATAGATTGCTTGGAGAAGCCGCTGGCGCACAACTTCGTGATATGTCAACTCAGGTTGTTAAGGTTGTCAGGGATATTTATACTGCCTTGGCCTGGTATGAGTGGAATGATCCCATAAAGACACGCGATCTTCAGAAGAAAATTCCTGATACCGATCAAACGATTCCGGTTAAATGGAACAGGGAATCTAAGGTCGGCGATTTTGATTTTTACGATCTCGATATTGACGTGTATTCGTTGCAGGATAATTCACCTGCTGTGAAACTCCAGAAGATTGGTGCTATTGTTGGACAATATGTTTTGCCTTTAATGCCGCTAATTCAGCAACAGAATGGAGTAGTTAATGTCCAGAAAATACTTCAGGATGTTGCAAAGTATTCGGACATGCACGAGGTTGAATCTTATGTTGAGTTTGCTGATTTGCCGCTACAGGGGACGGGTGGGAGTCCCGTACAGGCAGCTTCCGGCGGTCGGATCGCTACCCAGGAGCAGGCCCCTGCTGCTCCGCAAGCTCCGCAAAGTGAATTCGACATGCAGCAATTGCTGTCAATGGATAATCAATAAGTTGTTATCGTGTAACGACTTATGTTGATATTCTTTTTGCTATTGCATTACGTTGTAATTGATGGTATAATAGATGGTGGAGATTTTGCATAGAGTTATTATTACTCTATGGATTATTTTCGCCGGAGAGAGATATGTCGAAATTCTTCCATTATGACCATGCTTTAGGTATCGTGGCTGAAGGACATGCTCCTGCGGAAAAACATACCGGAGACTGGAATCCGATTGAGTGCTATGCGAGCGGTGTGGCCCCTAGCCAAGCACAGGATTTACGAGATTTTTTTGCGAAGCATGGGGAGAATGTTGAGGTCACGAAAAATGGAGACCCGGTTTATACATCGGCTTCACAGCGGCGCAGGCTCCTGAAACTCAGGGGTTTAGTAGACAAATCTAGTTTTTGTTAGAAGAGAAAAAAATGCCTATTTCAGAAGAGCTATCCAAGGAACTCGACACTTCATCTGAACAGTTTGTCGCGGAGCAGGAAGCACAAAAGGAACCGGATATTCAAGATGAACCTGAAGTCGAATCTGAAGAAAAAGACGTTGGAGTTGCTGAGGAAGGTGATGAGGGATCGAACTCCGAGGATGATGCGGGAATTGATTCCAGTGAGAGTGGAGAAGTTAAGCCGGAAGTAGAAGTCAAGGCGGCGGTTGTCGAGCAACCAGTTATTGGCGATGACGCCATTACAATGGCTGTGCGGGCTGGTATCCCCTACGGTGATGCCAGGCGATTCCCGGATGAGGAATCTCTAAAGAGGGCTACTGCAAGTATTGAGCGAGTTAGAGAGACGCTGAAGCCGAAGGATAACGAGCCAGACCCCCTTGAGGAAATTCGCAAGAAACTCGATCCCGAAAAGTATGAGCCAGAAGTAATTGAGACTTTCGATTCGCTTCTGAATGTCGTGAAGAAACAACGCGATGAATTGAAAGCTCTATCGGAAAAATCCGAGAATGTGGTCTCTCAGAATACTCGCTCACAACAGGAGCAGACAAGTAGAGAAATAACGGAGTGGTTTGACTCGCAGGTGAATAAACTTGGTGATGAATACAGTGATGTGCTTGGTAAAGGAAGCGTTAATTCCCTTGACCAAAAGAGTCCGCAATATGCGAAGCGTGACGCGATTGCAAGCCGGATAGCGATTATGATGGCCGGTTACAATGTGTCAGGAATGAATCCGCCTCCTCGTGACGAAATGTTCAATGATGCGGCAAGGTTGGTTCTCGGAGACGAGATGCAACGTGTGAAGGATGCAAAACTCGCTAAAGATTTACAGGAACGTGGTTCTCAGCATCTTCAGCGTGTTCGTGGTAAAGGACAGAAACATAACCAATCTCCGATTGAGGAAGCTGCTGCAATGATCGACGCGAAGTATTTTGCGAAGAAGTAGCAGTAATTCCTGAACGGAGTAGAATAGGGAAAAGATATGCCTACTCTTCAATACGCAGATATTGATGATGCTGTTTTGGCAACTCAGGAAAATCTCATCAAGCGTGGGGCATTCCTTGATTTGCAAACCGATCTCACCGATCACGTCGCTGTACGCGAAGTGTGGAAGGGTCGTCAAAAGAAGTTTAATGGTGGCAACGACTGGCAATTTCAGGCGCAGATCGACCACAACCACAGCACCAAGGCTGTTGGTTTGTATGAAACCGATGGTTCTGCTATCAACGATACGTTGATTGAGGGATACATGCAGCCTCGGCACGTAAACTCTCATTACGAGTACGATCAACAAGAGAAAAGTTTTCAACAAGGCGGACTCGCTATTGTTGACTTGATTTACTCTCGATACGTTGCTATGATGCTTTCGTTTTACGAAACCCTCGAAGCGTTTTTGTGGGGTTCGCCATCGGCTACTGACAACAAAACTCCCCACGGAATCTCCTTTTGGGTGCAGAAATGTGCTGCTGGGGAAGAGGGTTTCAAGGGTGTTGATCCTGTTGGCTATGAGGCCATTGGTCGTGCCCACATCCTGACCTCCGCTCAACCTCGTTGGGCCAATTGGGCTGCGGACTACGCTGCGATTACCAAGGAGGATTTGGTTCGCAAGATGCGTAGGGGCGTTCGGAAAACGAATTTCCGTTCTCCGATCTCTCACTCGCAACCTGATCTCGGTTCCATGAAGAATGGTATTTATACCAACGATTCGGTTATCGGCTTATGTGAGGAGATTCT